ATTCCACGATTTAAATTTTCATCATCTTCAACCACGAGTATACCTGGCATAGCATCTGCACCTCTCTTTATTAACTATTCATCTTAAAATGCTTCAATGCCTCCACAATTGCGCTCTCTTTATCTCATCATATGTTGCCTTAGTCTCTGCAGATGTTATATCCACATCATCAAGTTCAATCGTGACATTAATATAATCATCTGGTTTTTTGTTGGGACAAAAGAACAACCGTCTCCACATGCACACTTTGTTAAGTGTTCTATTTTTAAATCCTTGTACAGCTTTGTACATTCTCAAATAGCCTATAAAATCAAGTATTTTTTAATAGTTCAGACTTTATCGCCTTGTGCGTTCTTGTGTTGTATGTCTGCAATGGTGGCAAGTCGGTGGCATTGCCACCACTGAACCATCTGTTATACTAATTCGTTGACCCTTTTCTGTACAGCTGTAGGACTGTAACCTGCTGCTTTCAGGCGGTCAATTCACCATATTCACTTATTTTTATTATTCCTTCCAATTATTCTTATACGAACATGATTATAATAGATATGAACATTTTCTGCAATAAAAAAAAAGACTACGCTTTTACACGTAGCCTTTAAACATTTACTCAATCCATGTTTGGAATTTATCAACAAATCTGTACTTATCTCCTGCGTATCCGTCCATACCACTTGCTTTCAGCGTATCGACCTGATCTGCGTAGAAGTTCTTGTTATTCTGTACAGAAACTCTGTAGTGAACCATCTTATACTTATATCCGTCCGGTGTGATGTAGTACAGTTCTACGGCAAGAATCTCTGAACCATCTCCGAGGATTCCATTTACCTTGTCATTCAGGTTATAGCTGTTACCGAATGTAAGGTACGGAAGCCAACCATTCTTTCTTGTGTATACTCGACAGCGAATACTTCCTTTGCTTACTTTAATGGCAAGCCACTTGATTGGCACATCGTCACCTTTTCCAGCCCAATCCGCTTTATTGGTTACTGGACTCCACCACTTAGTAGTATAAGCCTGATATGTAATATCGACTTGTCCTAAGTCTTTCTTTTCTGCTGGCTTGGATGGTGCTGACGGTGTTACTGGTGTAGCACTGCCACCAAATCCCATATAACAATGGTTGACATCTACTCTTCCACTGACTCCATCCACCTGTCCATCAGAAGAATACTGCCAAATAGCATACTGACCATTGTATGTATCTTCCGGGAGATTCTTGTATCTTGCCATCCATTCAACATACTTTCCACGAACACTGCCAAGGTAGTTGTTGAACCAACTCAGTGAAGCGTAGATTCCCGGAGTATATCCAGCTGCTTTAAGTCCTTCACAGACAATCTCACAACATCTAGGAGCATAGTTCTGCGTTCCCGGCTCTTCCACATCAATGAAGATAGGTAACTGGAAGGTGTGACCTTTAATCAATCTTAAGATATGAGCAAGCTCGCTCTGCGCCTGTCTGTCACAAGTAGCATAGCTGTACAGATAGACTCCTACTGGGATTCCAAGTCTTTCACACTCAGCAAGGTTACGGATCCACTGCTTATCGTCCTGTGATGCGATATCATCTCCATATCCACATCTAAGGATAGCTCCGGCACAACCAGATGCCTTAACCTTCTCCCAGTTAATAACTCCGTTATGGTAGCTGACATCAATAATAAGTCTACTCATACCAGCCACCTTCTTTCAGTTCTGCTTTCTTCTGCTCGATCTCCGCTGCGTGTTCTTCTGCAAATTTCTGCATTGTTTCCAATGAAGTTCCTTCATTGTCTGAGATTTCCTCTTCGGATAATCCGTAGGCGAAACTCTTGATAATTTCTTTTACTGTCTGCTCTGTCATAATTACTCTTCCTTTCCACTCTGCTTGATTAACTGGTTGACATAGTTACTTAATCCAGCCACTAAGATTCCCTGTACGATTGCAGTAAACAGTGCCATTGCGATATCCTGTCCAGTTCCAAGAGTACAAGTTGCAATCACGTAGATACCGCAGATCACGATTCCAGCAATTCCCAAGATGCTAGGAATGTACTTGTCTGCGATAGTTTCAGACTGCTTAATTTCCATGCCGATAAAGTACAGTACAATAGCTACAACAATAAGTTCCGGTTTCACATAGTTGATAATCTGCTCCATAGTATTATTCTCCTTTTTCTCTTAGATGCAATTCTTCAATTTCGTGCATCATTTTTGTAATCATTCCATTGCCACCGAGTTTGTGGTATGCGTTGTACATCTCGCAGAAATTATCGTAAGCATACGATGGGATTGAGCCAAGCCTCATATACTTATCATGGTATTCAATCAACTGGACTCTAAGTAAAAGCATCGTGCCTTTACTGTTTGCATCCCTGTCTTTCTTTTGATTTTTCAGCAACCAAACCACATATCCCATAAGGGCAGTGACAATGATCGGTAACACAATCGTGTATGTTGAATAAATAAACTGTTCCAATGGTCTGTTGTCCTTTCTGTACGCAAAAACAACCGCTTCTGACGTTATATAATCGTCATATGGCGGTTGTTTCTGTGTATGTGATAATTTCCTTGTCTGTTGATTATTCTGCTAATTCAGGACAATCAAGATCAACCAAAACTTCCTTTACTTTGTCCTTGATACGATCAGGAACATCAGCAAATGTTTTCTTACCCTTAATGATCAGGGTTGCATAGATAATTGCCATAGTCTGCACATCCTTTCTGAATAGAATTTTTATGATCAACTGACGTATCATCAGTTATCACCATCTAAAATAGCCTTGACAGCTTCTTTCAGTCTGTCCGGTACATCGTCCAGTGTTTTAACACCTTTAATGATTAGTGATGCATAAATCTTTGCCATACTTCACACCTTCTTTCTTATCCCATCATTTCATAGATTTCACACATAGCAATCTGTGCCTGTGTAATTTCATTTTCAAGATCAGCATTCTTTTCTGCCTGAATTTTAATGTATTCGTCCTTGTCATACTCGATAAGGTCAAATTCATATCCGGTAAATCCCGGCTGTCCGTCAGTTTCATCTTCATTCACTTCTGTGATATTGGAACTGACAAATACTTTTGTTTCCGTCAGTTCCAGTTCTTCCGGTCTGACTGTACTTTTCTGTTTTCCATAATCAATCATGCTGCATTCAATCCTTTCTTTGTGTTTGGTTTTATGTTGCGTATATAATAATCATCCGCATAAGGTAACAGCGGTACAACATACTTTTGATATAGCCGGAAGGTATCAGCATATTTCAACCAACCTTTGTAAGAATTGATTGAACACCACTCTGAATAGTTCATCATGTTCCCGGCTTCCACTTTGTTCCTGATAGCGGTCATTTTCTTTTCCATTTCCAAACAGGTGCTTTTTCTAAGTAATGTATACTTGTAAAATGTTCTGTACCCTAAGAAGTCAACACCTCTTATGTACGATGGGAACACCTGCCAGTTTTCTTTTATGTTCAATTTCAGTTCATTCCTGAAATAAATATCAATCTCTTTCTTCAAGGCAAACAGTTCTTCTTTTGTCTTGCCAAAGATAACCATATCATCCATATAACGGAAGTAGTATTTAACGTGCTTCTGTTCTTTTATCCAGTGATCAAAACTTGAAAAATAATAGTTACCTGAATACTGTGACAAGTAGTTGCCTATCGGTATACCAGTTTCAGGGTCAATATCTTCTTCCAACAGATAGATTGCTGCTAAGTCCTCAATCTCTGCTGTTTCAATACTGTCAATGATTTCATTTAACAACCACAATAGTTCATTATCATTGAACATTCTTGAATACTTCTCTTTCAGAAGATCGTGGTTGATTGACTGATAATAGTGTCTTGCGTCCAATTTTAAGCAATATCTGCATTCTTCCGGGTCATTCCACATTGCAGATTGTAATTTTGTCAGACCCTTGTGTATACCTCTGTTTGGTATTGCTGAATAGGTGTCAGCAGTTAAGTTATTGATGATACAAGGTTCAATAACCTGTAAGATAGCCCACTGACAAATTCTGTCAGGGAAATAAGGCAGTTTGTAAATTTTCCTTAACTTCTTACCGTCCTGTTTATAAAACACCTCATAGTCAGATGTTTTGTAAGTGTGGTTGATAAGCATTTCCTGAATCTGTTTCAGGTACTTGTCAGGATCTTTGTCAATCTCCTGAACCTCTTTGTACCAACCTTTTCCTTTCTTTGCGTGTTGGTGTGCTTTTCTTAAATTTTCAAGGTCATAAATCTTTTCATATAAGTGATCATAGCGTTTCATTCCTTGGTATTTGCATTATCCGAATTTCAGTCGGCATTACTGCCCGGTAAATACGGTTGACCTTTCCTTATTTTGTGATAAGTAAAGCGGTATTCCCTTAAAGGGTTGTCTTGCACCGCTTATTTATATGTTTTGCCGAGTGGCACGGTTGAAAGAATACACACAATTTATAGAAATAGCCGGATGTTTCCATCCGGCTATATTTTGCAATTATTAAGTGACCCCTGATATTCCGATTACGATTACCAACACTGTTATTCAGATTCCAATAGAAACTGCCTGCATTATCCCAATTATTCCAATTACTGCCTAATTGAGCAATATATTTGTTTTTCATGGTGTTCATTACAGGTAATAACAAACAATATCAGAGATTCTTTCAACCTTATATTTGATTTTTAAGTTACATTTTAAGCTGCCATTTTCTGCTTCCATGCTTCGATTGCAGCGGTATAAGTAGCAGAATCACGTGTTGGAATATATACCAAGCGACCCCCGATAATCCGATCACGACTACCAACACCGCTATACAGAGCCCAATAGAAACCGCCCGCATCATCCCAAACATTCCAATAACCGCCCAACCGAGCAATACGGTAATCGTTCAAGTTGGTAGTGACATATGTGTAATCACCAACAGGTAATGAACTGTTACCAAGGCATTCTGACGCAATAAACAACCAGTCACAAGCTGTTGAATATCCCATTGCTGATATATAACCGTTTGCGTTTGTTACTATAAATCCGGCAGGTTCATAGTTTCCACTGTTCTTTGATTCTGCAAAACTGAAATCAGAACAAATATAAGGCTGACCACCGCCCATTTTTCCGTTGCCCCAAATATTGATACCATAGACAAATTTCCAAAGGTTGCCCCAAAAGTTTTCTTTACCTCTCCAACATACAGAAGTCTTACCGTCAACAGTGTATTCTTTAGCAACACCACCCTCATAAGTGGTTGTTTTCTCTGCCCTACCTGTACCATTTCCAAGGCTTGCTGTACTTCCGGTTACAGCTGCATATGAACTTGTTGTGTCACTTCCTGTAGTCCAAGGTAAGGAAACAATACCCTGTGCAATAGCGGTCTGTAAGTTCATCACACCCATTTCAACGATCATAAGCATCTGTTCAGCAGATACCTGTTTAATCAGATCACCATGCCAGTTTGTTCCACGATTCTGTGCCATTGCTTCAATATTCGGTCTTGTAAGGTTCTGTGAAGAACCGGATGCAGGTCTTGCACCTGCGATTGATGAAAACTTATCTTCACCAGTGTTCATAACCTGTTCATCATTCAACAGATATGCACTTGCTGATGCATCGTAAATACTACCTTCGTAAGCACTTGTAAGGAAATAATCAATTTCATTTCCTGATGCATCGTAGAATGCCGGGTGAAGTCTGAAACCTGCACGTGGCTTTTCTGACACATAATAGTTTGCCTTTCTTAAGTGGTAACCAATACCTGTATCAATAGGGTCATACTCTACAGGACACACCAAATAATAGAACTTTGGCTGATATACCATAACCTGACCCATTGAACCATCTTCTTTATAATCTGCATCACCGTACCATGCCACGATAGAACCATCATCAGCAACATTACAGCGTTTACGACCACCAAACATTGTGAACTTGTCAAAATCAGAACCTTTTGAAAGGTTGGCTGCTACGGCAAGTCTTTTGAATGTTTTATTTTTGTAATCGACCTGAATACCAACAATATCATCAGCAGTGATACCCAAATAGGCACGAATATCTGCCACACCTGAAAGAATTTCTTGACTATTAAAGTTTTCACTTTTCAGTTCATCAATATTACTTGCAGCACTTGCGTTTTCCGCACTTAGTGACTGTAATACATTGTTAGCTGTAGCAACAGATGCATCAAGATTTTTCTTTGATGTTACTGCTGTAGCGTTGGAACTATCCAACTGTCCTTTAATTTCACTCGCTGAATCTATTACCCCTTGCAGCGTATTTTTTGCTGTAATCGCATTTTTAATACTCTCACTGAGGTTTGTATTAGCTGTGGTTGCAGATTTTACCGATGCATCCATGATTGACTTAGTAGCTGTTGCACTGTCTATAACTTCACTCAGAGCAGTCTTAGCACTATCTGCGGAATCAGTTACCTGAGTCAGATTACTTTTTGCATTATTAGCACTTGTGATTGCATCATTAAGATTAGAAAAAATCTTATTAGCGGATGTTACAGAAGAATCAAGATTTTTCTTCCTCTGTTCACTTGTCTGAATGGTTTCATCAAGACTCTTCTTTGTTGTGGTTGCTGTAGTCACAGAGTCATCAAGATTTGCCTTCGCTGTATTAGCTGAGGATATAGATGCGTCAAGAGCATCCTTTTTCTTATTTGCCGATTCTACAACCTTTCCAACATTCTCATAAGCAGATTCTAATTTGCTTCTCTCATTCTGTGCTATGGTAATTGAATTTGTCAGATCTGAATGAGTCTGATTGCCTGACGCTGTATCCTCTTCAAGTTTCTTTGATATTTCAGATGCAGCTTCCATCTTCTCATCAAACTGATCTACCTGATCATTGATGTCATCTCTTGCAGCAATTACTTCTTCTTTCAAATCATTGTAAGAGTCATTATCATCATTAACTTTAATCAATGCGTTGATCAGTGACCCTCTTACATCTTCCCCATATTCAGCATTTGCGATATTGTCCAAATACGGCTTAATATTTGCCATTATCTCACCCCTTCCTCTATTGTCCTACTGCAATCCAGTTATAAGTTTCTCCGCTTGCTAGACCTGCAAACGAATTTGAACCCGGATTATATGTTACTGTTCCACCGCTAACCGACAATTCTCCCCGATTATTGGCGGTATTATTGACTAATGAGGTCATATATGATCCAGGGCTTGCCCCAAAGTTGAACTCTTCATCCGTTTCAAAGTTTTTGAATACAAACAGAAGTCTATTAGTCGCTGGAAAAGAAGCGTAATATAAGACGAATATATCCACACTATCTAATCCAGTATCGATCGTCACAAGATCAGCCCCCTTCCCTGTCACAACTCCACTTGCTCCATGTTTCCCCTCAAACGGTTCCATTGTTCCGGTTATTTTCAGCCCGTTATTGGATGAGAATGTCTTACCTTTCAGTACATGTTCCGGTTTTGCATCTCCAAACTGATAACCAAGAGCAGTCGCTTCCAATGTTCTCTTTCCATCAAATATCATCTTTTTTGCGTCATTTTTAGGTTCAAATGCTGACGCAATCCGAAAAATTGGCATATTATAATCTAATACCTTAGTAACCGCATAACTGACTGTACCACTTGACACAGTCATCGTGTCGTTGACTGGAAGTGTACCTTCTACTCTTTCACCAGCAATATAAGCTGTCTTTCCCTGTTCGATGTTTCCAGCGACCGCCGTTGCATCGGATGTAAGAATCTGAATGTATTCAGAACCTCTTGTCTCCTGTTCCTCTGCTGTGACAAGCTCCAAGCCTTCCAGAACTGTACCTTCTGCAAGAGTCGTATTCCATTCTCTTTTATCCCCTGTGTCAGCAGAAGTCGCACACATAGAGAATCTAACTTTTCCCTCGTACAGAGTAACTTTTCTATGGAGAATCCACGAAAAGAAGATATAATCTCCTGATACTTGTACATCCTGTACAGGATATCTGTCTTTTCCATCGATGCCTCCAGATGCATTCTGATAGTTCACATAGATTTTAGCTTCTGACAGATCAAATTCATCTCCAACAATTTTCGGGCAGATAAAATACCTGCGTTCAGACTTTTCGTCAGACTGTGTACCCAACTGTTCCACTGACTCAGGAATCATCATTGTCCGTGTCTCTGGATCAACCACAATTACCTTATTCGCTGATATATTAAGCTTTAAATTTTTTAATACTGCACTGATTTCTTCTGTTGTCATGTAATCACCCCCTTACTGCATGTCATATGACAGCGACAATCTGATCTGAAAACCACTGGTAATATCTTTTGCCTTGAGGAATCCTTCGTTGAGGAACAAGGAAATATACTGTGATCCAGGTGCAATACTTGCAGTAATCCTCTGACCTGACTGCACCATACCACTTACATATCCAATAGCTGCGGAATAGATGCCTGCACCTGATGTCGGAATATCTGCGGATGCTGCGGATCTGATTCTCATAATCCGTTCCCCAGTCCCAATGTTTCCAAGGGCGTTGATCGTCAACCAGATGTCTAGGAAGCAACGCTTTGCAATAATCTTTCGTGTTGCCTTTCTGACAGCATACCCTCCTGCATAATACTCTGTATCATTTACACCATCACCTTCGCAACTATAGAGAACCGGATCCCATGACTTAACCACTCCGTCCACAAGGGATCCCAGATCTGATGCTGACTGTTTTAATGATTCGATAGATTTCTTGAAGTCATTGACATAATAAACGGCATATTCATACACATTTCGGATGCTGCGGAGATTTCGAAATGTTGGACTCATCTCAACTTTAGTGATATTCACACCCTCAAGATACACAAGGAATGCTGTAGCGTAATATTTCTGTGCTATGTTTGGTATCGGACCAGAAGAACCGGAATCCGTACAGGATGGTGTGCCGGATGTAGGTGTACCTTTTACCACTTCCAATACAATGCTCTCTTTTCCATCATCTGCCTGTGTATGAACAAAATAGATCACATCAATTCGCTTTTCTCCTGTTGCTCCATTTTCAATTGTTACATCCTCATAGGAATCAATGGCGAATCTTCGACCACCGATCAGTCCAACACCCTGTTTAATTCTCACTTTGTTGCTACTCAGTATCTCAGTTTCAAAGCTGCCAACATAATCACTTGGAAAGTAACCATTATCATAGCCGACCATGCCTAGGTTATAGTATCCGATATGGTCTGCTCTGACATGTGCTTCACCTTTGTACCCATCTGTCAAAAATAACATGCATCATTCTCCTTTCAATTTATACTCAACCGTCATTTCTCCGTTGGAGATTTTCAAAATCTTTCGCACTACTGGGGACTGCACTGACACTCCTGTGATACGTTCCCGACCACCTACGATATCACCAATATCTATATTAATTCGGTCTGTATCAAGAGTTGCCCTTGTGGTGGTGCCGTCTTGCAATAGTTCTTTAAACTTTTTTTTTGCATCAGATTCCAGTTTATCATTATCTTCCTCATTGCTGAGTTCGTAGACTTCTACAATTTCATCAAGTCCCGTGAATACCTGCTTATCAACAATCTTACCTTTACCGTCAGCGTAAAAATGTAAGACCGTTCTATCTTTCAATTCACCCCGACCAAGGCAGATCAGGTGGTTTGGTGTGAACTTGTTCACTTTAATGTTGTATGAGATTTCCATATCGTTGTTGATCTCGATCTGAGCGGAATAGTCTGTCACTTTGACAGCACTGACTTCTACATACCCAACACCATTCGCCTTACCTCTGCGATATGCGATCTTAAGCTTTGCCCCGACTTTATCAAGCATCGTTTGCAATCCTGTATACACACTGTAGTAACGTGGAAAGTTGTAGGATGATATCTGTATTCCACTTGATTTTGAAGATGCCTGAAATAATTCTGTGAGTCCCTGTCTTTTCAGGATCGTGCCGATGACTGTGTTGGCATCCCCTGATACTGTGTAATAGTCTTTTCCAGAGTCAGGCTGTACGATTGACTTTTCCAGTCTCCCACGCCATGTGGGACCGCCTAAGTATAACGTATCCCCTGACGGGTGAATTGTCTTGATGATTCCACCCCATTCAGTGTCGGGGACGTAAATCAGACTGCCATCACGATGGATTTCAGCATTGTATTCCGATTTTTTCAACTGAATCTCAAAATCGTTCTGATCTCCATTTTCGATATCAACGGAATCGCACTCAAGATATCCTTTTTCTTCCCACTGAGGGTTAGTTATAATCAAGTCCATTTCGGTTCACTCCTTTTCTGATAGAGTGTAATCTGTAGGTTGTAACTCTGATCATACTGTACTGCCTGCATACCGGATGGTATCTGTGCGAAATTGTCATATTCCTTTTCCAAGCTGTTCCAGATATTGGTCACAAGACCTGTTCTTGATACTTTGTACACTGTCCTCTTCTCCGTATTCAGTACGACATACTCATAGCTGGATATATCAGTGACAATCTTGTAATTATTCCCGGCAATAGCAAACACCGGATTTGTACAAGGACCCATGATCACCGCCTTGAAATCTGCCGGAGTAATCTCTTTATTTTCAAGATACATTGCTGTGTTTCCGGGACAGTAATCGTATGGAAAATCATATGGGAAATCTAAATACTCATAATCTGTATCACTGCTTGTGATCCGGCTGTAGGTATATACAGATTCTTTTATCCAGTACGGTTTTTCTGTCACCCACGTCAGTTCATTGTTCAGGTATCGTCTACTAAGTAGATAGTCACTCTTTTTACTCCCGATCACGTAACCTGTCATGTAATAATCACCGATAATAATCTTACCCGGTGATTTCTCTATAATATCTTTTTCTGCAAGATCTAAAAGCTGATTCTTGATTTTCACACCATCAGCTTCGGTTTTTCCAATAAATAGTAAAGGGATAGTCTTTTTGACTATCCCTTTACTGAATCCTGTGATTTTACCTGACTGTGTTGTATAGTCCCAGTCATAATCTCTCAGATCGTTACTGTTGGCAAAGATGCCACCTATTCCAGTCTGTAATTTTTCACCTTTATGATTACAAAATGTTAATTCCTCAAGCATACTCTTTCACCAACCTTGCAATTTCTCTGTTTTCCCACCTAAGTTTTACTTTCTGTGTCAAAATATCAATAAGCAGTTTCTCCAACCCACCATTGGATAACCAATAGTAGATTGCTTCTAATACTTCATCTGTATGGTCATTACTTTCACTAGACTCACTAACTGCTGTTTTGATCATGTTCATCAGATTCTGTGTACCAACAACTGTTTCGCTTCCAGCTTCACCGCCAGCCATAAGCTGACCTGTTTTAGCATTGTAACCAAACACGGTCGGCTGATTCATAACCATGCCGTCATCCATTGCTTTCTTATACCATTCAATACCAAAGTGCGGTACACTTGGCGGTGTCAGGCTGAAAGAGCCGCTAATTGAAATATGTGGTAATTTGAGTTTTGGCAATGACCACGAAAAATGCATGATTGATTTTATGTGATTAATCGCATTCGATACAACAGATTTGCACCCATTCCACACATTTGAAAAAGCCGCCTTAATGCTATTCAGTACACCGCTCACCGTTGATTTAGCAGCATTCAGACCACTTGAAATAGTGGACTTCACACCGTTGATCACATTAGATACCGTTGACTTGATACTGTTCCAAACACTTGTAAAGGTTGATTTAATGCTGTTCAGTATACTTGAAATCGTAGTCTGAATTGCGTTCAGCGCTGTAGAAATGGTTGATTTTATCGCATTCCATACAGTTGTAAATGTATTCTTAATGCCTTCCAAAATTGGGGTCAGGAATCCAACAATAGCATTCCAAATATTGCTGACGGTAGTTGAAATTGCATCAAGTGCTGTTGATACAGCGTTCTTGATAAACTCCCAAGCTGCAATGATATATTCCTTGCAGTTTTCCCATATAAACATCCAAGGCATTGTGATGATCTGAAATGCAGCACTGATGATTTCACCAATAAACATGATAGCAACCTGCACTGCATTCTTGATTGTTTCCCACACTGCACTTACAGTATCAGCTATTGCAGTAAACACATTGGTTACTGTTTCTTTTATGATATCTATCTTTTCAGATATTGCCGTTTTGATGTTCTCCCAAGCCTGTTTGATTGAATCAACTAAACCTGTGAAGAATCCTTTGATTGATTCAACAACGGTTGATACAGCATTTTTTATAGCGTTCCACGCATTTATTACTGCATTACGAACCGTTTCGTTAGTATTCCATAATGTGATCAGTGCGACCACGAATCCGGCTATTATCGCAATTGCAGCAACCATCGGATTCGCTGCCATTACAGCAAACAATCCCATCACGGCAGTCTTAACTTTATTGATAATCTCAGCAATTTTAAATGCAGCTGCAAGTGTCCCTAGCGTTGTTACAATTCCTAATATGATTGGAGATAATGCAGTAAGAATTTTGATAAAATTCTGTACATTATTAACCACATCAATAACTTTATCTGCAAAACCACTGAGCCCCTGAATGAATTTTGTAACTCCATCCATTCCTCTTTCAAAGAATGTTGTAAAATCAATCTTTTGAATCCAGTCAAATACACTTTGCAGTGCATCACCGACAGAAGCAGCGAATTCATCCCAGTCAACGGTTTCCATCCAATCGGACAATTGCTGTAAAAATCCCATAACAGTAGGTGCAAGTTTTGAACCTACTTTTGTCAGGATATTTTCAAACAATGCCTGTACTGAACTCCATGAACCTAATATTGTAGTACCTGCTTCAAGTGCGGTTGTCCCTGTTATACCTAAGTTGTCCTGAATTTTGTGGATAGCTTCAATCATCTGGTCAAATGTCACATTGTCCAGACTCTCAATCCTCTCACCAAGTACACCGGAATCATTGATCAGTCGAATCATTTCCGACTGCGTACCACCGTAACCTAACTTGAGGTTATCCAGCATGGTGTAGTTCTGCTTTGCAAAACCCTGATATGCGTCCTGTATAGAACCTATGTCAGTACCCATCTTGTTAGCATTATCTGACATATCAGTGATAGCAAGGTTAGTCAGTTCAACCGCTTTTGCAGTATCACCACCAAGACCCTGAATCAATGAAGCAGCAAATGACGTTGCTGTATCCATATACTGATTCGAACTCATTCCGGCTGTCTTATATGCCTTTTTAGCGTATCCGATCAGTGTGTCGGAACTGTCTTTGAACAGTGTCTCAACACCACCAACTAACTGCTCATATTCAGCATAGTTTCCAACTGCTGCTTTCGTGACATCTGCTATCTTTCCGGCTAATTGTGTACAACCGGATATCGCTTTCGTAATTACTGTAGATGCCAGATTTGCAAGAGTGGCTTTCCATACAGTGAAACCATCATTTGCTTTTTCAGCAGAATCCCCAGTATCCCGGATGCTTTTGTCGAATCTGTCTGCTGCATTTTCAGCTTCAGATAATCTCTCTTTATTGTCTTGTAACTCAGAAGAAAGTTTTTCAATCTCATCCGCACATGCTTTTGCTTCTGATGAAGTTTTCCCCTGAGATAAATAAAGATCCTGATACTTCTTTTTCAGAAGATCAAGATCGTTTTCCTGTTTCGATATAGTATCCGTAAGCTCAACCAAAGAAGTTTCCACTTTTTTGATTGGCTCTGATTTAAAGGAAGATACGATGGAAGAACCAATTTTCTTAAATACAGAAAGAATTTTAGAACCTGACTTTTCCGTCTGTGTTCCACTATCAGAAACCTTACTACCAAACTCACCGCATTTTTCAACAACTTTACCGATTACTGTTCCGGTATTGGTTAATACACGTCTCCAACTGTCATATTTTCTTCCTGTATTCTGTGCTTTGTTTCCTGCATCTTCCGTACTTTTCCCGAAATTACTAGTTGCCTTTTCAGATTTTTGAGCAGATTCATCAATCTTACCTAAATCTTTTGACGTATCCGTTGCAGACTTAGAAATCTTTTTTAAAGCTTTCACTGCACTGGTATAGTCAACAGCAACTTTTCCCATCAAGGAAAATACATCCAAGAATTAGCCACCCTCTTTCATAGGTGGGACAAATCCAGCTAAAATGCGGTCTGCTCTTTCCACCTGTAATTGTATCTGTGCGTTGTTCAGTGTAGGTTCATTGTGTTCAGTCTTTATGCCTGTTTTTCTGAGTCCATGTTGGAATTCCTCAAAACTTCCCACGTCCTCAGCAAATGCATTCGCAGAGATTGCACAATATAAATTCCACTGTCTTTCTTCTTCGTCCTGATTTAGGATCGTTTCTACTGTGCTGTCGAGTTTTCCTCTTTTGATGACTCTGTTGAGATATTCGCATGGGTTGCCGTATCTTCTGTAACACCGTTCTTCGAACTTTTCTGGTCCATATCCATTAATTCGGCAACACCCTCGAAAAAATCCATCAGATCATCCTTTTTTGAAAATTCCTTGATAACTTTTACAAACTGTTTCAGCTTGAATCTCTTCACTTCTTCAACAGTCACTGGTGTACCGTTGTCCCACTCCATGCAGTTTGCAAAAAACGCACAGATTTCATTTCTTGCCTTTGAGATATTTTTAATCAGGATGCCACAAATTTTCATGGCAATGACGATACCGACTTCTTTCATCTCCTGACCTGATTCCTGCAACTGCTTAATCTCATCTGTATCAAACACACCAATAACCTGTTCTGCTCCGATTGCTGCAAGAACCTCACAGAAATCGAATGCATTGTCAATTGTTAAATCCTTATATCTACAGTCTGCCATAGTTATTTGTCCTCACTTTCCTTTTTTACCCTGTTTCTTCTTCCACCTCGTGAAGGTGTTTTTTCTGTCTTTTCTACCTCTTCGGGTTCAGTCTGTTCAACTGGAAGTTCAATTACTTCCTCAACATTTGTCTCCGGCTGTCCCTGTGCCTGTGCTACTTCATCAGAAATATCAACAAGATATGTACCTTCCTTCTGAATCTCGGAAAACCGCTCTTTATTCACGGTCAGCTTTTCGCCGACCGGATGAAATACACTTGTGTACTTGTCAATGTATTCTCTTACCACAACAACTCTCATTGTTTATACCTCCTATACCACTGATGTCGGATAGTAAATCTCAAGATCCAACTTATTAAGATTGTCATTCTCAAGGTCTGCCGTACATTCAAACTTGACAGCAAACGTTGTCTGTTCAGCATTCTTTGTTTCCAGTTCAAATGCTTCTGTACAAAGTGCATTCGGCAGGATGATAATGACATTCTTACCACTTGAAAGTGTTCCAACATACGCCACATTATCAAGATAATCATCTTCTGTGATGTTCTCTTTCGTCACATACTTGACATAATTGGTATCCTGAGATGTTGTTTTCACAAGATGCAGCGCATTTACAAGGATATCCTCTGTAAGTTCTGTCATCTGACCCTCAAGTGTAGCGGATTCACCGACTTTCTGCTTGCTGACATTCTTGATGAGTACCGTTGCACCATCAACTTCAATGTCTAACCACTGTGCTTCGTAGTTGAACTTAAGACCGCCAGATGTTGCACCAAGCACTGTACCAGTCCAGCCTTTAGTTGATGATTCATATTTCAGATTTTTGTAGATAACACCTGCACCTAAAATCATGTTTTTAATGGTTTCACTTGTAACACCATGTTTCTTTAAACCCATTCTTTTATGCTCCTTTCCACTCATTTGTATTGAGTGTGATTGTAATCCTATACAGATCCTCTTCCCCTGTCGGTACTGACCGGGAGTTTCCAAAAGTAATAAAAAAAGCAGCCCCATTTTGGACTACTCTAAAATCGTCAAATTCCTGTTTTAAGATGTCGCCGACTTCCATCAATGACATCTTTGATTCTCTTGACCATCCGTCAAGTGTAAATATACCACCTGTATATCCATCTTCCTGTCGATGTTCCGTTTCAGTAAATGAACCAACGAAATAGGGATAACTGATTTCCTCAGTCCATTCACCAAACTCATAAGGGATATTCAGCTTCTCAAGCTGTTCTGAAATAACGTTTAATACTTCAACCATAGGCTACCCCTTCCATGATACCTTGACTACTTCTGCAAGATGTCTTTTGATTTTCGGTGCTGTCTTCTGGAATGCTCTGGTGAGTGGCTGATTCGGAGTTTTACCATATGTATGATAATAATCACCTTTCTCATTCTGGTACACCCAACCGCCTTTTCTTCCATCACCGTGTAAAGCATACTCACCAGTACCATATTCTTCCCAGATGGCATTTTCCATATCAGAGCCGACTTGCACCTCGGCTGTCCCGGCAAACACTGATTCTCTGACTTTATAATCGTAAGAACCTTTTGTTACGCCAGTATCAACTCTACTATTTCTTCTCACTTGTGTTTGCAACTCTGCACCAGCTTCATACATAGCAGCGGACAGCCCATCTGCAAGAGCTTCGATAGCTTTCATTGTATTATCTTCAAATTCAACCGACACACTATCGACCTCCCACGTACTTGAGATAGATTTCCAAGTGACTATGCATCCCCATAGGATCGTCAATCAGAAGAATCTCATAGACTTCACTATTTACGATCATTCTTGCATTCCGACTAGTCACATCCACTTTCCTACGCTTTTCATAGTTTCGGATATTACCAGATATAAAACTAAATGGATTCCACTCCCAGTCTTCTGATTTCTCCAACTTAATCACACCGTCCTTAAAACTGAACGGATCCCACAACCACCCGGTTGACAGTTGTTTCAGATTCTTATGATCACACAAGAAAATATGTGTACTCTCCTGAATTTTGGAATAGAAAGTGGTATGCTTTGAGTCACCAGTGGATAGATCTAAGAATCCTTTCACACCTGTAACATCCACCCATGCATGTTCTCTTTCTCCAACCGCATTCTTCAAACCATCGTCTTTTATCTGCAAGACTGCTGTAACATTTCCACCAATCATCTCAGAACCTCGCTTTCATATAAGGTCTTAAGAATCCAAGTAATGAGACTGGATATCCCATTACCTGATTGTCCGAGTCTTGATCAAAGTAGGTGACACTGTATCGTGACAGGGTTTCTGATTTAATACCAGTCTTATCACGATTCTTAATATCCCATTTTATAAGATTCAGCACACCATTCTTAATATCAGCAGGATATTCAACCTTTGTGACCAGGTTGACACTTTTATACAATTCCTTATCAACTCTGACAAAATCATCACCAATCTCGGTCACGGTGTACAGTCCATCATTTACCATTGACTGTGATATCTGGACTGTATCACCTACTTTCAGATAATCCGATGTCGCAAGCAGTCGATCGCCACGACTGTCTGCCGTAAATCTTACGAATCTGTTCTGAAAGTTATTATGTGTATACGCTCTGATCAATAACTCTGCTGATTCCAGTAGATTTGACACAACGTTCACATTCTGCCCTACAAATTCCGGTAAAGACATCACTTCATCGACTGCAATAATCATCAAATCACCCTTTCTTAGACAACTGCTGTACCAACCTTGGACTTGATAAGACCCATCTTAACGTTCTTTTTATTGAACTTAAGGCTGTAGTTTGCAGACTTACCAAGCTCTGCATAAGTCGGTGATTCTTTTGCAATCTGATCAACTGCTAGAGAAAGACCGTTCGGATGCAGCACCTTACCCTGCTTTGTATAGAACTTGTCAATACCTGCGGATGCTTCCGGGTCATAATTGGTTGTATACTGATTTTCATAGTTGTTCTTATCACAAGATAAAAATGCACCCTCACCAAACAGGTATGTGCTGTAAACTGCATCTGTACCTGTTCCTGTAGCTGTAAATCTGTCAGTGACAAGTACGTGTTTACCTGCGATAGTTGGCAGTGTAATTTCTTTCTGAATCACACCGTTGACAACATACTTATCATAGTCAACCATTTCCATTTTCTTGTATTCTTTGAAGATCATGGAATGCATAACCATCAGACCAAGACCACCTGCCATATCACCGAGTGCTGCCTGTTCCGCATCGTAAATTGTACCTGCTTCAATGTTTGTCTTAGTACCTTTAGTAAGATCAAGTACATGGTCACTAAGTGCTGCAACTGCTAATACTGCCTGTGCAATGTTCATCAGTTCTTTTTCCCAAACCTGACCATAATAACCTGCGATCTTATTTCTGATCAGTGTCATAGGGTCAGCACCAGTTAATTCCTTTGTAAAGTCTTTAGCCTTGAATGCTTTCATTCTCTGAATAAGCATACAAGTCTGTTTGTCACCGCTGATTTCAACAGGTGTGTTGTTTGTTTCACCATCGTTGTTCAGTGCTTCCATACCGCTTTCATTTGCGTCAATCGGTTTATAAATTGGAATTGTTGCCACGTTTCCATGCTCACCGATTAAGTCCATAATAGAACTGTCCTGCTGTACGATACCGGAAGCAATAATTGGTGTAGTCCAATAGTCGGCTTCCTGCATCATTCCGGTAAATACTTCTTCATCAAAAGCAAAACCGCCAAAATTTCCTGTTCTTGCCATTTAATTCACCATTTTAACCTTTCTTAGTGTACATTCAACTGTTTGAATAATTCCGGGTTTTCCTCTTTGAGTTTCATTCTTTCGTTGTAACCCATCTTAAGGAACTGCTCTTTGGTAACTGTCTTGTCTTTATCCCCACCCGGCAGTTTGTTTTCAAGAACCCTTCTGTCACCATTCTTCTGCTGATCGCTGTTGGATGCTTCAAACATGGTAGGATGCTGTGTTTTAAGACCTGAAATCAGATCATCTTCACCTTTGATTTTCCCATCATCACCAAGTTTGATTTCACCTTTTTCCTTTGCCTTGAATACAAGATAATCAACATCAACTGCACCTGCTGCAACCAACGCAAATTTCAATGCATTTTCTGTTTTCAGTTCTGCATTCTCTTTCTTAAGGTCTGCAATCTCTGTTTCGTATGCAGTAATTTTCTGCTGTGTTTCTTCATCTTTTCCGGCTGACTTTTTCAGTTCTTCAATCAGGTTATTAGCCTTTTCAAGTTCAGATGTCTTACCGGACAGATCTGTCTCAAGATTGGTGTACTTGTCTTTAGAAACATACCCACCTTCTGACAGATCCGCAAATCTTACATGTTTTAATTTGTCTGTTTCACCCTCGTTAACCTTTGCAATTGCATCAGTTACCGCTTTTAATACATCAGGTGCATCTTTCAATAATTCTTCCAGTTTCATACATTTCCTTTCTCTCTGCAACTGCGTGTTGCATCATACCAGTTTATACGCCATAGTAAGGGCGTTATAAATAATGTCAGCGGCAGTTTAAGCGTCATAAGCTTTTTCGGACATGTCATTTATTTGAAACGACTAAACCATTTCTTGCAATACTCTCTGTAAGAATTTCTGATCTGTTCAACTGTATCTACTCCATATGATTCGTCAACGGCTGTTGATTCATCCGGTTTTGTTGCTTCAACCATATCTTCTGTGTTATTATCCAGATCAATTGGGTGTTCTTCCAGATATTTCTTTGCCGCATTATCACAAGCGGCTTTCATCTGATCATTCGGTTCATACTTAATGTTTGAAATCTGTGGCATATCAAGATGTAACGGCGGTGTGCACGCCTGTACAGGTAATACCATCACCATAGCTGTCAATGCAATTCCACATACTCCGGCAATTAATTTTCTTTTCATTCTTAAAAACTCCTTTCTTGGCATAGAAAAAGCATCCATTGCTGGATGCCTTAAAAATACTATTTAACCCATAGTTGGGAGATAATCAGGATCACCATACCTTTCTACTTTGCAGAATCGTGTGACATTCTCATGGTACTATCACCCCTTTCAGAACTCATATAACGATTATATAAGCAATAAAAAAGCAAAGGTGTATACTTCTTTACCTTTGCTTTTAAACTCTGTCTTTAAAGAATTCTGCCCAGTACGGGTTTTCTTCATCAAATATTTTCTTTTGTTCTGCTGTCAACTCATGTGGATAATCCCGAAACATGTTAAATTCTGTTTCCTTGTCAAATGAAAACACCCATTCACCGACAACATCCGGGTTATCTTTCCACCAAATTTTATCAGTATCATTATTTTTGTACCACTCATAATTATTTGACATTTCCAGACACCCCTTTCTTCTGTTTGTCTGTTGCTGTGTTTATATATCCAAGTAATTCTTCAAATTCCCTATTATCTTTAAATGAATCGACTTCTAATAACATTACACTGGACTGTATTTTGTGTCCTAAAATAGTACGCTGCGTCTTTCGACAACCGAAACGTCTTTTCAGTGTCTCACCTATGGATCCATAACGATCAAAAGACGTCCAACAGTTCTCATCGGCAACTGGATGTTGTAGTTCCAAATATTCATACTCTGTGTCACTAATTTTCCGTACAATAGCACTGTGACATCCAGTAAGAAGCATGTACTCCTTTTTAACATCTAATGTTTTTAGCAGATCAATAGTTCCTTTTATCTCTTTCTTAACAGAAGTCAGACTTCCTTCAATGCCGGGTAACTCAATTAGCTTTTTATTATTGTAACATAGGGCAAATACATGCTGACTTGCACCACCTCTGAAATCAGTTACATCTAATCCAACTTTATTCGCAATATATGCCAGAGATAGAGACACACATGATCCTCCCGTTTTATCTCCACCACTGATTTTCTTTACAATCTGTTTTGTAGTCAGCGGTTTCTTAAGTTTCTGCACTTCCAGATATTGCACTTTATTTTCCTTACAACTTTTCATCAAATGCTGATATGCTTCACTCTTTGGTTTCAATTCCATTGTATCAGCATTGTCAGGCAACTGACAATATTTTTTCTTGAACTCTTCAAAGTCTTTAGTCTTATCCAGTCCAAAAAATGCAGCACGTTCTTTCAGAGTATCCAACTCATCCTCGTCCAACGCCCATCTCGCACGTGACAACAGACAGCAACGACAGTTACAAACATTTCTTGCTGATCCGCCAACGCCGGGGGCTCGCATCTTTTCACCACCAACATCAAAAGGTTCATCTGTTTCTCTGATCTGTCCGTCAGCTTCTTGATGTTCCGGTCTTGTCCTGCCGTCCAGTGTAGCATCCCATTGCTTGAGAATGTCTGCACCTTTTTTCTTTGCCTCACTCTGTCCGTCAAGTGCTCCGGCATTCTGTATTCTATGTCCTTCCGTCCGGGCAATACGAATTGCATTATTGATTGACTTCTTAAAAGGACTATTCATACCTTTAGCGATATGAACTGCCATCTCATTCCAAGATGATCCACTTGCAACCCCTCTTGAAAGTTCAGCTCTAACTGAACGTTTCAAATAATTCACATCCTCACCTAACCGTGTATACAAATTGCTAGATAGCTTACTATCTGTCTGTACTGCCTTCACAACTAGATCCTGACGAATCGGGATCACCAACGGAATACCGCTAGTTTTACTCAAATCATAGTACACACCCGTATATCCATTTACATAGGACTCCTGCAAGTAATCAGCAATTGTCGTGAACTGCCCCTCATGTAGGTCATACAGAATTGATTCAAGCTGATCTACCAATAACTGCTGATATTCTTTCTGATAGATGATACTTTGCAGATTCTCAAGATCTGTCCTTGCAGACAGTTCTCTGATTTTCTGCTCACAATCCTTTTTTGTCTGCTCATAGACTTTCTGTAGCAGCCTGATGACTTTCTTTTCTTCATCAAGCTGTGACTGCTGTACTTCTTTCTGTGCTTTATTCATCTATACCACCTTCATCATCCGGCACAATAGAATCAAGAGTATCCTGTACCTGACCGATCTGTACACCATTATCAGGTAACTTGTCTTTGATGTCCTCATAATCAATATCTAAAACATCACAAATATACTGAATAATCAGATCATCACCAAACACATTTGCAAGTGACATCAGTGTGTTGATTTGCACCTGTTGTTTCTGTGCTTCTGTAAGTTCATTCTGTTCATTTTCCTGTTCATTACTCATTACTTCATGGGTGAACTCAAAATAAACATCTGTGATCTGATAATCTGTACCGTTCTGCTGATTGATTTCATCAATACATACTTCTATGATCTTACGCAAGAACCGCTTGATATTCCTTTCAAGGTGTTTGCATCTAAGATCAAGCAGTGAATAAGCTGCCTTGATTGCAATATTGGTTGTTGCTGATGTATCTTTCAGACCTGACAAGTTCAGCCCCATACCAAAACGATAGATATTCTTTTCATCCAGTTCCAACTTAACCTTCCGGGCTTCATACGGTACATCTACTGTATGTACTTCAATACCGCCATCTGGACCAACACCAACAATCTTTTTTGTCTTAAGATTCTGCTGCAATTCATCAAGGTTATCACCTTCGAACCCTTTGACTGCATATAATGGATGGTCAAAGTCAATCAGGTTATTGGAAAGACTGGATGCCATAAGGTCATAATCATCAATCAGGTCTTTTACTGCTTTCAGATTGCTGATCTGTTTCTTGTTATTATCCAACCGGAAGAATGGCAAGAAACCAAGTGAATCAATATAAGTATTATCATCACCATCAACCTGATACAGTATATGCGGTCTTGGATTCACCTTGGCTTTATCGTCAAGCTGTATTTTCCCTTCATCTGTCTGAACATAATAAACAACCTGTTCATCATCCCAGTCCATGATTTTCTTGATTCTGTGACCTTCCTTGTCAACCCGGTCAACGTACCAGTAAATTACATGGTCTTTCTTATCTTCTGCAAATCTTGATTCTACTTCCACAACACCGATACTGTCAGCACACGTGAATTTCAGCTTGTCAGTGCTGTCTTTCATAGCGTACATATAAGCAAAACCCTTTGTCTGACAGTCCGTAAGTGTTTCTGACAGTTCATCAATAAAATCATCGTTATTGTTGAACCTTGAATCAAGTTCACTCTGTAGTTCAGGGATATCACTAAATACAAAACCATCTGAACCTGAAAGGGTGTATTGTGTACCCTGTTCTGTCAGTTCCTTGAAGAATGGGTGTGGGATCCTTACATTTGCCCTGCTTGTATCTTCCACAAGCTGACCGTCATTGTTGAAGTAGAACATTCTGTAACTTTTAATGTCGTGATCGCCATCGAAATAGCGTTCACCAATTCTTGCAAAGTGTTTTTTCACTGATGCTGCATCTTCATCAATAAACATCTTTATCTCTTCGATCGTAAGCAATTTATCACCCCTTTCTCTCTACTTACTCTGTACAACCAAGCTCCTGAAACACCTTGAACATTTTCGGAAACTGCATTGCAAGCCAATCAACCAGTTCCTCATTGTTCGAATAGTCACTAAGACCACTCTCATTAAAAAAAGCATGAATTACTTCATGCCGCATTACTTCGCTGTGTCTTTTCTTTCTCTCATCTTCTGTTGCTTCACCGTAAAGCATATCCTGTAGTGGTCTGATTCTGATAACCTTCGCATAAGTCTTACACTCTCCGTCAATATTTACTTCTATCAGACCATGATCATTTTTAATCAACTCATACTTTGTACCTAAGATTTCCATTTTTCACACCAAATTGGCTAGAATAGCCAGCCGTTACCTTTCTTGATATATTTTTCTAATGCATATCGCATTGCATCCATCAAATGATTGAAGTCATCAATAGGGCGGTTCAATTTATTACCGAACTTGTCCTTGTCCCAAGTGTAGTTGCTAATCTCTGTCAGGAAGTTCACACACCTTGGATGTATGATAATTTCAAAGTCCTGAATGAACTGAATACCGCTGTTGATACTGTCCTTGCCTTTTTCAGCACCTTTGACCCTAAGACCATAACCCTTTAACTGATCAATAGACTTTGGTTCTGCTGAATCTGCTGTGATTCTTTCCTTTGCATAGCCCATATCAGTGATATTCTGATATATTCGCTCATTGGAAAGACCTGCTGCATACATTTCATCATACACGAATATCTTTTTGTTCTTCGTGTCAATGAATCCACAAAACAATGCAGATGGGTCATTTGTATAACCAAAGTCAAGACCAAATGCTGAATCAATACTGTATTGCTGTCTGATCTGTTCCAGTGTAAAGGCTTCTTCGTGCCAATTCTCATACACAAGACCATCAACAATACCCCAGTCCCCAAGTCCGGCAACTGCATATCTGCGTGGATTCTGTTTTTTCATGGTTTCAAAAACCTTAAGATCGGCTTTATCTAACCATTCGTTGCATTTGTAATTAGTTGTAAGTGCAAGGGTTTCATCATCCGGGTTATCAAAAAACCGCTTCTTCAACCAATGGTGTTCATTCCAAGGGTTGAAAGTAACGGTGATCTGCTTGAACAAGTCTGAACCTTCCGGGATTGCACCACGAATAGATTCATCAAGCATATTGAAATCATCCTCTGAACTAATTTCATATGCTTCTTCAATCCACATCCAACACAATACACCCTGATCAACAGTGATTGATGTTACTTTCAGTGGGTCATCCAGTCCTCTGAAATAAATCTTTTGACCTGTTGGCTTATACGTCATTTCAAGTGGTGATTCTTTTATATCCCAAAAAGCATCAACACCAAGTCGATGTATAGCCCATTTTAATTCAGTAAAACAGGAATCCTTTAGTGTTCTGTAAGTTTTTCTGACAACTAAGGTATTCGCATCAGGGTATTTCATCATATTTGTGATGTACCATAATGCTGTAGTCTTTGACTTCTTAGATGCACGTGAACCTTTGACTGCCCTGTATCTACCTTTCCACCGCCAAAATGTACCGTAACCCTTACCGACTACTTCCGGTAATTTCACATTAACCTTACCGGACTTTGTAGCCTTGTGATCTTCCGGCATCAGAATGAACTTCTGATAACCAAATACATATTGACTTGATGGCTGTCTGTATTTAGTCCTCAAGTGCGTCTGCTCCTGAAATAACAATAGGGGCTGTCACATTCACATCTAACTTATCATTCCACATACCTAAATGTTTACCAAGCAGTTCAAGGGCTTTCAGTTTTGATGCAACCTTGACTTCTCTTTCAACACTTCCACCAAACTGATTATCGGATTCCTTGTATTTTATACCTTCAATGCAAGCAAGATCATCCCTTGATGCATTTGGAAGAATTTTCCCTGTTTCTGTATCAACAACATCATCAATGTTCACAAAAGCAATACGTGCAAGTTCTAATACAATTCTATCCTGATTGATTCCTGTTCTTTTACTACATTCTGCCATGTGTTCCGCAATTTTCTGTTGAATATTAGGTTTTGTTAGGTTTTCACATCCGATTGCGTCCGCTGTTTTTGATGAATAACCTGCCCTAATAGCTGCCTGTGTTGCATTTAGGTCAATCAGGTATTCATCAACAAAACGTTGCTGCTTTTCAGTTAATTTGCCTTTTTTTGCCATAACAACACCGCCTTTCTATCATTTTTATAACAAAAAGTGCTGCAAGGTAGGAGGTTTTAGCACCCTTGCAGCACATAAGACAATAAGCAATATAATTTTGCATAAAAAATTGCAGGTAATAAATTACCTGCAAAAATTTTTGTACAGCATACATCATACAAGGTTCATGTAATTTTGTAAAATATTAAATGATATTAAATAACATTATCGTATATTATTATGTAAGATAATGTAAGTTTTTGTACGTCTTTTCAAACGCTTCTAAAGCTTTTTTGTGTAATAGTACAGTATGTGAATAAGATTTTTTCATTTCCTTTGATGCAACCTTTACCGTTTTGTACTGCACATACACTTTTGTCAGGATCTGAATATAATTCTTATCTCTCAGACCTCGAATCTCTTTGATGATCTGTTCTTTCGCATTAACAAACTTGTCTATCTCATCGTTAATACGCTGCTCAAACATTGTATATTGCACAATGTTCTTACATAATGCATCACCTACAGGAGAAGTCTGTACCTTGTCCCGGCTATAGTCAATTCCGCTTGAACTGCATACATTAGTTTTCATGTCTGACAAGATAGCAATATTATCATTGATCTGTGTATCTAAAACCTCAAGCTGTTCTAAATACTGCCTTGCACTCAATTTTTTCATTTTTACCTCGCTTTCTACTCCGGTTACGGTTGGTTACGGTTGGTTACACTTCAAAAAACTTCAACCGTAACCCTGTTTTTCCTTGTAAAATCAAGGGTTTCTGGATTTTCGTCTACGGTTCTACACTTAATACTATCTATATATTTATATTTATATTTATGTCATAAGTCTAATACAAAAAAAATATAAATT